GTTTTTGCTACTATACCCAAATATCCAACAATGTCGAATATCAAAGAACAAATCAAATCCGTATTCAATAAGTACGGCATTGACCCTTCAAGCGTTGGTATCAAGTTCGAAGAAGAAACTGCAGCGGCTGAAGCTCCGGCAACGGAAGTGAAGTTTGCAGTAGAAGGCACTTTGGCTGATGGTACTAAAATCTATTCTACCGCTGATGAGTGGGTAGTAGGTGTGGACATCTACACTCAAGATGCTGAAGGTAATCCAGTGCCGGTTCCTGCGGGCGAGTACATCCTCGAAGATGGCGTAACCAAAGTAGTCGTAGACGAAGGTGGCCTTATTTCTGAAATCGAGCGCGAAGAACAATCTACTGAAATGAGCAGCGAAGACCTCGTTGCCGTAATTGGTCAATTGTCTGAGCGTATCGCTGCACTTGAAACTGAAAAGACAGAGCTTGCTGCTGCAATCGAATCTGCAAAGAATGAGACTGCATCTGTAAAGGCTGAACTCGCTTCAGTTAAAAAAGCCCCTGCTGTACCTTCAGTTAAGTCACAAGAATTTAAGAAAAACGCTGCGCCTGTTGTTGCATCGAATGGTAACTCATTCAGCGACTTCATGGAAACATTGCGTGCTAAAAAAGTAAATTAATTCACCTCATAAATTTTAATTAAAAATGCCAACAACAACTTCACTCACCACCACCTATGCAGGTGAATTAGCTGGTGAAATCGTAGCAAAAGCTTTGTTGTCAAACGTATCAGCACAATACGTGACAATGAAGCCAAACGTACCTTACAAATCAGTAGTGCGTAAAATTGATGACACTGTAACATTTGCCGCTGGCACTTGTGATTTCACGCCAACTGGCACAATCACTTTGACTGAGCGCATCCTAACTCTTGAGGAGTTCCAAGTTCAACGTCAAATCTGTAAAAAAGATTTCTTCATTGACTGGACTACTGCTGACGTAATGAGCGGACGTGTGAACACACAAATTCAAGATGCAATTATCGGCCGTTTGGTTGGTGGTATTGCTGCCGCTAACGAGACTATCATGTGGAGCGGTGTTAACGCAACAGCTGGTCAATACGATGGTTTCGAGACTTTGATTAAGGCAGTAGGTTCGGGTGCTGTATCTGCAGGTTCCGGCGCACTTAACTCTACCAACATCATCGCAAACATTTGGGATGTAATCAACACAGCTCCTGCTGCTGTGAAAGGTGCTGCTGAAAAGCCAGCATTGTACATGGGACAGGCTGCATGGGAAGCTTACATGCAAGCACAGATTGCTGATGGTAACGGATGGTACTTGACAGGTGGACCAGAGGTTAGCCGTCGTTTCGTAGGTATGTACGAAATCTACGTTTGTCCGGGTATGACTGCAAACAATATCATCTTCGCACAGCCTAGCAACTTGATGCTTGGAACATGGCAAGAGAACCAAATGAACGAAGTGTTCATCTTGGACATGCAAAACTTGGATGGTTCACAGAACGTACGTTACGGTGCACGTTTCTACTTGGGCGCACAGATTGCGGTTGGTGAAGACATCACCTACTGGGGAGCATAATTAATAACTAAGGGGTGGGTTTAAACTCACCCCTTTTAAAACTATATAAAACATGGCTTGTGAATTAACCACAGGATTTACCCTCGGATGCCTTGAAGGTATCGGAGGTGTTAAAGAAGTATTGATTGCTAATTACACTCTAGCGAGTGGTGCTGATTTCATGTCGGGTGTAACTTATGATGCTGTAACAGGTGAAGTAAATGCTTTGCCTACTGCAACTATCTATCGTTACGTTCCATTCCGCAACAGCGGTTCTTACATTGAGACGGTAAACAAAAACCTTGAAACAGGTACTTTGTTTTTCTCACAAGAAGTTGCATGGACATTTGGTAAGTTGAATCAAGACATGCGCAACGAGTTTTTAAATGTTGCAAAAGCTAAGATGATTGTGTTTGTTCGCACCAATGATGACCAAATCTTGTTGGTGGGTGCAACTGAAGGTTCACAGCTTACAGCTGGTACCGTTCAATCAGGTGCGCAAAAGGCGGATTTGATGGGTTATCAAGTTACAACTACTGCAGAAAACCTTACACCTGCTGTTCACCTTGAGCCTTTCAATCCACTTACTGAAACGCCATTTGAAAACTTTCCGACTATTACTGTAAGCCCTGCTTACTAAGAATTGTTTTCCGTTTGTGTTCTTGTTGTATTGTAAAGGGGCAGGTTTTTACTTGCCCCTTTTTAAATAAAGTCAATGATCTATCTCCAAACAAATACAGCTGACCAACAAGTGTTCTTATCACTTGACGAGGCAAGACAATACTTTGCCACACCATTCACGAACTATTTGATGCTGTTAATACACGAAGAAAACAGCACTACGGGTGAACAACTGGCACAGGTTGCAACCATCCTTAACGAGAATACACGAATCACACAACTCGAAATTACAACCGTTGGCCTTACCTTAGCAGGCAGATACAGGTATGAAGTATACGGACAAAATTCTAGTAGCAATATTAACCCGGCAGCTGGTGTTGTTATTGGTTTGGTTGAGCGTGGATATGCTGTATTAAATCAAAACACACAATGGTTTGACGTACCTGTTGTAACCATACCAAATGATATAATCTATGAACCATAAGGAATCAAATATAGTATCGCTGAAGCTTAGTGAATACGTAGCTAAAAGTGATGCAGAGAAAGTAGACCGCAAAGGGTGGGTTAACTACGGAGATGCAAATGATTTTCCGCAATACCTACGTGACCTATCACACGAATCACCCGTGCATGGTAGTTTGGTTGTGGCTATTGGTGACATGGTAGCAGGTAAAGGCATCCAGTCTGAACAATATCAAGCCGAACTTGATGCACTTAATGTAGACACTTTAACATATGCATGTGCAAAGGATTTAAAGTTGTTTGGCGGTTTCTTTATCGAAGTGATTTGGAGCAATGATAGAACGGTTATATCAAAGCTAAACGCAATACCATTTGAAGAATGCCGCATTGCAGTTAATCAAGATGATGAAAGTGAAATAGGTATTTTCCATAGCTATGATTGGGGCAACATTCGCAAGAAGAAAAACACGCCCGAGTTCATTCCTAAATACAACTACCTTACACGTAATGAAGAACCGCGCCAAATCTATTGGTGCTTCACATATACGGGCAGTGACACCTATCCACGCCCCGATTATTGGTCTGCTATTAACTACATTGAGTTAGATAAGCAGATTTCAATCTTCCATATCAACCAAATTTCAAACGGTCTTTTTCCTTCAACTATCATCAACTTCTACAATGGGCAGGCTACGCCTGAGCAGAAGCAACAAATGATGATGGACTGGGAGAATAAGATGAGTGGTGCACGTAATGCAGGAAAGGTTGTGATGTTCTTTAACGAACGTGACCAACCTAAGACTGAAATTACTCCATTCCCCGTGAATGATGCGGATAAGCAGTATCAACTCATGGACAATACTGCAACGCAAAAGATAATCACGGCACATCGTGTTACCACGCCACTTTTATTTGGTATTCGTGACACTGGAGGTGGTTTCGGTTCAAACAAAGACGAAATGGCTGTTGGTCTTGAGATATTCAACAAGCAAGTCATCGAGCCGTATCAAGCGATGATTAACAAGAGCATCGAGGAACTATTGAGCAAGCAATTGCCGGGTGTTAGTTTTGAGATTGTACCTAATACCCCCTTAGTAATTGAGCAAGTAGCAACAGCAAACGTGACTGAAACGGTTGTTGAAGCTGCACCTGCATCATTGAATACAGACCAAATCACATCCATTGTTCAGACAGTATTATCTGCTGCATTGCCACACTTGATGGACGAAAAAAAAAAAGATGATAGCGAAGTAGGTGAGGCGTTAATCGCATTAGGCGAAGACTGGAAAGAAGATTGGATATTGATTGATGCCTACAACGCAGATGAAGAAATCGAACACGAGTTTGCGGTTCGTACGGGTGCGGCAAGACCGGGTGCAAAGAGTGAGCAAGATGCCATTATAGATGGCAAGTACTTTATTACTCGTTACGTTTACGCAGGTAGCTTTACTCATGATAATATGCGCCCATTCTGTAAGAAGATGGTGGAAGCGGGTAAGCTATACCGCAAAGAAGATATCGTAGCTATGGAAAACGTAGCTGTCAATCCCGGATGGGGCCCTAATGGCGCGGACACTTACGACATTTGGTTCTACAAAGGCGGTGGTAATTGCCGCCACTTTTGGGAAAAGCGTGTGTATGTAGATGCAACGGGCGCAAAGATTAATCCTAATGATCCAGATGCAAAGCGTATTGCTGTATCACTTGCTGAACGCATGGGCTATAAGGTGCGTAATAATTCCTTAGTAGCAAAGCTTCCTGAAGACATGCCCTATAACGGCTTCCTACCCACTAACCCTATTTACGGCAATCAATAATTACAACTATGGCAGAAGTACTTTTAATCTCAGAGAACTACATAAAGAAATACACCACCGTCAATGGTAGTGTTGACCCCAATATTTTATACCCTTCGGTATATTTAGCACAGGACAAATGGCTGCTTCCATTTTTGGGAACTGACTTGCTTAACAAGATTAAGGCTGATGTAGCGGCTAACACAATAGCGGGCAACTATCAAATCTTGTTAGAAGATTACATTCAAAAGATGCTGTTGTGGTGGGTGATGGTGGATGTTACTCCAAACCTTTGCTACCGCATGGACAATGGCACGCTAGTACAACGTCAAAGCGAAGACACCGTACCCGTATCCGATGTAGTGATGAAGGATATGATAGACCGTGCAAGGCAGAATGCGGAACACTATACCACATTGCTCGTTGACTATCTATGTGCTAACTCAAGTTTGTTCCCGGAATACTCAACCGCAACATGGCCAGACCGTTCACCACGCACTGACGTGACCAACACGCTCAACTACCAATTCAGCACGGGCAACACGGCTACTTCATTCCGTCCTACCTACTCACGTAATATCATTAACAGAATACCATGAGTGAAAAAAAGACATTGAAACAAGATTACACCGAACGCTTGCGCAAGTATGAGCGTGAGCTTTCACTAAAACTACGAGCCAATGGCAACAAAGAAACAGCCAAACCCGCAACCAAATAAGGTTGATGTGAAGGGATTGCGCTACAAGCTGCAATTAATAGACGGCTTGTGGTCTATACCACTTGCCTTTTTACTATTTGCTGTATCGGGCACGATGTCGGTTGCCTATTTTGGTGATGCACTCATTAGCACGGAATACATCCAGTATATTGTATTGGCTGCAATGGTAATGGTCTTTGCCAATTTCGTTGTGTTCTTGGGCATCAGATTCAATTTTCGGGCATTGCAACGGGAGATATATAACAAGGAAGTCAAGTATGAAATAAACACCTATTTAACGACATGGCAAAAGGTTGTATTGTACCTGCTCTTATACTCATTCTACTTTGCTGCATACCTGTATATCTTACACATGCTGATGACGGTTACTGCGTAAGGGTAACCTCGGCAGCGTTTGTTGGTGTAAAGGAGAAAGGCGGCAATAACATGGGCTTTAATGACAAGGCTCTTTTGATTCTCATGAAGCAAGAAGGGTGGAAGCCCGGCTATGCGTGGTGCTCATTCTTTGTCATGGCTATGCTCAACGAGTGTGGCATACCTAACACCATCACAGGTTGGTCACCTACGGCCTACAATCGCAACGATGTAATTTTCACCGATGGCAAATTCTTGCAAGCGTTCAGCGATAAGGATGTTTTGGTAATGACCTTATCATACAACTCATTCAAGGGAAAAAGATACAAGGGCATAGGCCACACTGGAATAGTGGACAAGGTATCAAAGTATTCAGTGCGCACCATTGAAGGCAACACCAATGAGCAGGGCATGAGAGATAGCCGTACACGGGATGGGGTGTACTACAAGATAAGACCACTATCAAAGAACTTACATATCACAAGATGGAAAAAAACAAACTAAGAAACACGGTGCTCATCGCATCCGTTGCAGTGGTTGTGCTTATCATAATTATTGTGGGCGTGCGGTCATGCAATGAGCCCGTAACAAATCCTGCTATAAAAAGGTTACAAGATGTGAATGATTCACTTTACCAAATCATTGAAGTGAACAACGCCAAAACGGATAGCCTATTCAATAAAATTGATTCACTTAACATCCATCAAGACACCATTATCCAACAGCAGCAAATCACTAATGAAATCTATCGCAATGAAACTTACAACATTCTTTCTTCTACTCCTTCTACTGCCAATAGCCAGTTCCGCACAACGCTCAAAAAATCGGATAGCCTACTCAAAGCAGGATTTTACACCCGAACTTACAACCTACGATCAGCAGCTTTTCAGTCTGAACTACAATAGCATGCTGTATTGGTATGGCACAGCACAGGAAATAGACAGCCTATATCAACTCGAGCGGTTGAAAGTTACATACTACGCAAAGATTACAGGCATTCAAGCGGCAAGTTATGAAACACTTGCTGAAATCTACGCTAACAAGCAAGCGATTGAAAAGGCCATAGCCACCGAGAAAGACACTGAAATCAAAGACCTGAAGAAACGCAACAGGCGGTTAATAATTACTAACACTGCCCTCACTTTAGGTATCACAGCGGTAGCAGTTTCTACTATATATTTTGCAATACTATAATCATGGACATTCAGCCAAGAGATATCATAACAATTATAGGTGGAGCGGTATCGCTCACGGGATTGTACTACGCATTGAAGCGCGATGTAGTAAAGGTGTCAACCGCACTAGGTAAAGTCGAGTCTTATCATAAAAGGGAGGTTACTATGTTAGGCGATTCCATTAAAGAAACAAAAGAAGAGTTCAACACCAAACTAAATGTTATGAAGGAAGAACAAAACAAAGCCATTGATAAGCTCGAAAAGAAGATTGATGTGATTGCTGCGCAGAACCTAACCATTAGCACCAATCTTGCGGAGTTAGCCGGGTTTATTAGGGGCACTAAATAACAATACATGCAGGGTCAATATGCGGAAATCTACAAAGAGATACATGCAGGTGAGGGTACGGTAGCAGAACGAATCCGTGCCGCTATGAAAAAGCATGGCATCACAATGCAATACAGCTCATTTGAGCGATTGTATTACGGTTGGCGGAAGTATCATGGCGATAAGGCAAAAGGCCCTGTTAAAACGCATCCATTGGGCAACCTTTCCAAACTTGAAAACCATTTTGCCGACTTCGGGAATATGGTCAATGAGTTGATGCCGGAACAAAGTAACCCGCTCGACCTGCCACCATCGCAGGAATCACACTACAAACCTTACAAGCTACCGATAAATCACAATAACATTCTGTTGTTATCGGATATTCACGTGCCGTACCACAACATACAGGCATTGACGCTGGCGTTAAAGTATGGTCTGGAGAATGACGTGAATACCATCCTGCTCAATGGTGACATTATAGACTTCTATGCAATAAGCAGATTTGAAAAAGACCCGCGTAAGCGCAACTTCGGGCATGAGGTACTAATGACAAGGCAGTTCTTAGCTACGCTACGCAAGCTATTTCCCAATGCTGCTATCTATTACAAGTGTGGCAATCATGATGTGCGTTATGATCACTACATCATGCGCAATGCGCCCGACCTTTTGGGCATGAATGAATTTAGTTTTGAGAGTTTGATGAAGCTTGATGAGTTAAACATTACGTTCATCCCGGATAAGCAGATAATCCACGCAGGCAAGTTGACTATTTTACATGGGCACGAACTAGGTGCATCTGTGTTTAGCCCTGTGAACATCGCACGCGGTTTGTTCTTGCGTGCAAAAGACAGTGCGTTGTGTGGTCACCATCACCAGGCGAGTGAACATACCGAGCCGAACATCAATGGCAAGCTAACAACGTGCTGGAGTGTGGCGTGTTTGTGTGAGTTGCACCCTGACTACATGCCCATCAATAAACATCATCATGGCTTTGCGCACGTGCGTATAATGGATACAGGCGAATTTGAAGTAAGTAACTATCGTATTGTCAATGGTAAGATTAGATAACAAAAAGCCCCCACGTTAGGAGGCTCGTTGTATCAATCAATAACAAAAACAATAATGCAATGAACCATTACACTAAGTCGCAAATATAGCACAATGAAAGGCAAGCCACATCCAAAAGTCATACAGCGTAAGTTGGGTAGGGAGCGTGCCGATGGTTTGTATTGTGACAACGTGATTGAGATAGACCCTACGTTGCCACCGATGCGCTACCTTATTGTGTTGATCCATGAATACCTGCATCACATTCAGCCGGAATGGAGTGAAGAAAAGGTGGATGCTGAAGGTGAAGCACTGGGTAGGTTTCTGTGGAAACAAGGCTATCGCAAGGTGCAGCAATGATGCGCCCGCTGCTAAGGATTAAGTAGCGTGTCAAAACTTATCTGCTATACCGGCATCGAGTAACTCACTTGCCAACCATTCGCGTATCTTACCTACTATGTCGTATTGTTCTTCGGTAAGGTCTTGATATTTTTCAAGGCTACGCAGATGCTGTTGTACTTCGTATAGTGTATCAAAATACCTTACACCATTTACAGCACAACTAAATGCGTGCTGGTCTTCCCGTAGGTCAAATGTTAGTGTTGCTTTCATTTCGTTTGGCTTTTCTTTTTTTTACTGTTGTTGGTTGGATGGTGTATGCACCATACACATTACGATCTACTTTAATTCCGATGTCTTTAAATAGTTGAATATACCTATACGCGGTGCGTTCGGTTACTTGCAGCTCTTTGGCCATCACATGCACTGGCATGTCACGTTGCTGCATCTCCACCATTAGCGTAAGCATGCGTCTAATCTTTTCCATCTTCTATTTGTGTGCGGTTTGGTAGTCCTGCTTTGCAATCCGTATAGCCTTCATTGTACATGTCAATGATGTGATTCATCTCAATGGTTTGCACTGCGTTCAATAACATTTCCATTTCAGCCCATGTCATGCGTATGGCTTGACCTTTAAACTTACGCTTTAAGGTTAGATGCAATCTGCGTATTGCTGTTTCTTTTTTCTCTTGGCTCATAAATATTTTGTGTCTTTAGTTATGGTGAACAGGTCTCTGTTTACCGATTTTATTTTATTTGCTAGATTATCCTTGACATACTTTGTCTTTGCATCTGCAAACATCCCGAGCAGGTTAACACGCTCCAGCTTTAATGTGTCAACTGACTTGATTGTTCTTTGCCGCATTGAGTTTAAGTATTTCGTTTTTAACGTGCATGTAGTACGCCTTCACCGAATAGTATTCACCGGTTCCTTCGAAGTCATTCACGATGTCATCGGGTGCGTTAGCCAGCGCTTCATCCACGCAGTATAGTGCGCAGTTGATAGCCTTGTAATGTACCGCGCCTAACTGGCCTTCCTGCGCTTCACCTTCGACTATATCAAAATAGTTCGAGTACAGTTGCCATGCCTTTTCCTTTGCTTTCATTTTTGATTTTATTGATTAGTTCAATCACTTGCTCTTTATTGTAGTAGTGCTGCATTGAATTGCGCACGTGGTCTTTGAGTTGTTCGGTAGTCATAAGTTCAAAGTATTAAGATATTCGCGCCACATAGGCACACGTTCCTGAAGCTTTGCGATTGCATCGGCATCAAACTCCACAACCTTTTCGTGGATGCGTTCCTGCACTGGTATATCGTATTCCCAACTTGACAAATCACTTTCAAGGTTTGCGTGTGGATTCTCCGCAAGGAAAGTAGGCATATCGTAAATCATATTCTTTTCTATGCGTTGCGCCTTCTTGATGAACTCATCATTGCCTTGTGGATCAATAAGATTCATTCTGCGTGCAAGACGGTACTTTTCATCGTCTATCATTTGCAGCGGTGCGTTAACGAGTACAAAGCAAAAGGTTGCAGTAGTTGCGCCTGTGAGCCACATGTATGCCTGACCTTGCCAGTAGTAATCTTTGCTAAGGTCATTCACCTTTGAATCAATGAAGGTGTGGATGTCCCATGAAGATTTGATATCCGGCACGTTTACCACTACGCCACCATCTTTGATAAGCAAATCAGGCGTGCC